TCTGGAAGTGGCATCCAATGGGTGACAATATCTGACAATGAACCAAATCCTTCGCGCCCATACAATTCTAAAAACCTTATTATGTAAGTCTTTCTGTCTTTTGTAAAAACAATTATTGACTGCAAATCTTCCGGCAACCGTTCGCTCACCGGAATCCATTTATCATCCTGCCGCTCGATGTCACTATGAGCGGTGAATCGTTCACTTTCCGCCTCAAGCTCGGCAATGCGGGCTTTCAGTTCAGCGATGCGTGCTTTTAGCAAAAAGTTTTCGTGTTCAAGGTCGTTTATTTTTGATAATGCTTTGTCATATTCGTAAAACTCACTCATTGTTCACCTCTTGCATCTCGGGTAGGGACATCCAGTAATCGGGTGTTTCCCCACATGCCCAACCTCTATCAATGTCATAATAAAGCGTGTAAGGAACTCGATAGCCCTTGTATCTAATAAGTGTCCAATCACTATTCTCTGGCAACCTCTCACTTACAGGAATCCAGCGTTGCGCCGCCTCCAGCTCGGCAATGCGCTGATTCAACTGCTCGTTTTCTGCACGTAATTCCGCCATACCTTCACGATATAACATCGTCATTTTGTTCATCTCTTTCTCCTTTTTTTGTCTTATTGAAATTTATAAAAACAATTTCTCGTATAGCTAAGGACCAAATTGGTGATAACACTAATAGCCACAAAGCCAATTGACCTTCCCATCTCATCTCATACTCCCTTTCCGTATTTAGTCCACCAGGCATCTACCATGTCATAAGCACTCGGCAGGTCTGGGTTAGTACAAATCTGCACCGTTGCCGCGTGATCCACAATGTCAAGGTGCAGTTCAGTGCCCCAGTAAGCAGATTCGGCCGTGTACCAGCGATAACTAATATCCTTTATCGCCTTCCAAATTTCGCCTAACGTTGGCACTGTGTTATAAGTGTGGTTCTGCAATATTTCGCTGATTGCCTGTTCCAACAAGCCTAACGGCACGCGCCCCAACTGTTTCACATAAACCGCTAACTGCTTGCGGTCAATCGGCTTGCCTACTGCTTCCCATAACTGCGTTAGTTGCGCAGTCCACTCGGCTGTGGCCAACATGTAAATTTCTTTATCAGACTTAACGTCTTTGAGTAGCAAGGTATTCATCCATCACCTCTCGTGCAATTCTTTCGTTATCATCACTTGTTATTTTCGCCGGCCGTTTGCCGTTGCCGGATAAGTTGCGCTGATCACGTTTCTGCGTGACCATACCAATAGCCCACGTTTTCACGCTGGTAGGGCTATTTACTGCATAGTTAGATTGTTTTTGTTCCTGAATAGCCTGGCGGTAGATTTCCGGTGTAACCCCCACCTTTTTGAATTCGTCAAGCATCTGAAAGAACTGGTAAGCATTTGAGATAGGCGTTCCAGTTTCTTTTTCCCAAACAGTAGAAAATTCTTTTTCGCGTGCAGAATCATTAATTAATTCTGTATCTGTATATGATTCTGTATCTGTATCTATAATATTACATTTTGGATTATGTAATATTACATCATCCTTACCATGTAATATTACATCTTTTGACTTGCGGTGCTTTGAAACATAAGAACTGGAATCATCACTTTTGAATTGCCGGTCATTCCAGTTAGTAATACTGTAAGCACCATCTTGTAGTGTAAGCATGTCAAGCCCCATGAAGAGATCAAACAAGTCTTCAATCCTTGACCTATCCATGCCGGTAATATGCTCAAAATCATCTAATTCAAAAGGCACTGTTTCTGATACCAGTAACACGCCCCTTACTGGCGAATCGCTTGATAGTGATAGCAGGATAACCCACACGCCTACCACTTCAGCCTTTGTGAATTGAGTCATCCTACAAATCCGCTCAATCTTCTTATCGTTGATAAGTTCGCTGTAAAGTCTGAACCAGGGCATATTAGCCATTTAAAATTCTCCGAATAATAGTTGCTGTGTTTGTGGCTCATAAGATGAGTCATATCTTATATTGTCACCTTTTGGATATGGTCTAATTTCGTATTTAAAATTTTCTAATATTGTTGATCTATCACGCTTGTTTGCACAAACATAAAAATATCGATGTTTTTTACTGTCTTTCCTTTTGTAAAGTCTGTCACCATATTTTTGTTTTAGCAAATCCTCTTTACTATGATTACCAGTTCTGTTTTCATATCTTCCAACAGAATCTTCAATGCTTGTATGATGCATATGCTCAAGCCCTTTTACTGCCCAACCATACCCGCCAGAACCAAGCCCTGTATATATCCAGTTTGTAGCTTGATATATGTAACCATGATGTCCTTGCCCATCATCAGCATAGGAAACACATAAAGTTGGCTTTGGCAACAACTCTAAACACTGTGATACAAAATATGAAAGAGCATTTTTCTCAAGATTTTCATTAATTACTAAACGGTTTAGTTCTAACACTTTACAAATTCCATTTGCAGCATCTTGAAGTTGTGACGCCAATGGCGTTCCGAAAGTGCAAACCCCGTTCAATAACTTATCACTATATAATCCGTAAGCGTATGAAATTGGGGGGATTCTTTTAGCATAGTGCTTATTTAATAGCCAGTCATAAGTTTGTTCGCTCGGAATTGGAATAACTGAATACTTATCCTTTATAGCCATTAGAATAACCTCGCTTGTGCATCCATCTTGTATTCCTGCTTGGCGGCATAGTCCATAACCTTTATGGTGTCTTGCATATCAATCACCCTGGGCAGTAGGTTCGTGTTTCTAAACCTCAAATAATCATCCATACTGCGTGACATGTAATAACCTCCCCCTGCGCTGGCCTGTGACAATATCAAAATCCCATCCTTGCGCATAAGCCTGATTTCCTCTCGCACCCTTTCGGTGGAGAGGTGATAACCGTAAGCCCTGCACAGATCCGCAAGCTCAACGTTGCTGATTGGATTTTCAGAATTGCGGTGCTGTATGGCTTTGAGTATGATGTCTTTAGCTTCCATGATTGCATTTCACCCCATAAAACTTTTCTCGGTAGAGTAGCAATTCGCCTCGTGCAGATCGTAAGTTTAGCAACCTGTCTTTAGCATATTCATCATCATCAAAATTGACGTTGCTGAACACAAATCCAATCTCGTCTTTTAGCGCGTCTATCGCGACATCCAAGCTGGCCTGTGATATTAATTTGATTTCTGGCATTGATCACCTTTCTGCCGGTTACAAAGCCACCGGCGGGGCGTCTCATGGATTATTCAATCTCGCCGTTATTCTTGGCGGTGATCAGCACCTTGATTGCTTCTAACTTTTCAAGGTATTCAGCGCGCTTCTCAGGCGTCAGGTCATTATGTTTCAAAGCCCTGTTTATTCCGATTGGCATAACTGATAACTTATCAACTGTCAGCTTGCCGTATTCAATGCCTTCACTGTTCTTAATTGCAAAAGCCTTTTCTATCGTCATCGGTTCAACCTTAGCAGGCTCATCAAAACCAAAGCCTAATTCAGCATTTATCTGGGAGCGTGATTTCTCTTGCACTGGCTCAACGTCAATCACTTCTGATATAATTGGCTCTAAGGGCTTGCCGTCTTCGTCTGTTTCAACTCCCAGTTCTTCAGGCGTGTAGATTGCAGATCCGTTCATAACATCTGGGCAATACCAGCGAACGCCGTTGCTCATTGCGCGGGCAAACAGCATGTTTCGTGGGAACTTGTCCAGATTCTTTGTACCAGCCTTCTTGGCATCCGCTATGGTGAATTTTGACCTACCGCACTCCTGGCCGTTCTCAATGAAGGCGATCTCACAGACTTCATCGCTCATTTCCACCACGCGGTAGTTATACCGACCGCTTGCCTTGACCGCGGCGGCCATCATGTTTGCACCGAATGAAGGCTTGCCCTGGATGATATACACGCCGTTCATAGATGCAAACGGCCCGAACCCGATTTCCTGCCCTGCCAGTATTTTGACGATCCCCTGGCTAATGGCTTTCGTGTCTGCAAAGTAACCTGATGCAACCATGGCCTTTGCAGCTCGCTCCACCTCGTCATAAGTGGAAACAACTTGATTTCTAACTACTAACTCGTTCATTATTTCTCCTTGTAATTTTGATTATCGATTTCAACTATGATCAGCATAAAGATTGCTACTGCGCCAATAAGAATGTAAATAAAGGTGTTCATTACAGCGTATCCTTACTAAATGGGATATGCCGTTCAGCTTCAGGGTCGCCATCCCAGTGCTTCAATTCAAAAGCCAGTTGGTCTTCCCAGAGCTGGGTTTCCTCAACCGCGTACCATAAAGCGTAATAAGGCCAATCCTTGCCGGTGGTCTGTTTCCTAATGTCCTCTTCATACGCCTTGGCTTCACGTACTCGGTCTTCTAAATAAATAATGTGTTTGGGTTTTCTTACTTTGACTTCAGTTTCAACTGCCGTGTCCATTCCTAACTCCTTTCGTATTGTGTAGTGGTTAAATCTAATATGATTTTACAACATTCTGAAACAAAAGTCAAGAAACTCATATACCAATATTTTAATCAAAGACGCGATAAAACAGCCTTCTAAGAGCTTGAAATGTGCTTATGTATGATTTATCAATAAACTAACTAAACACGCTGAAATAGGCTTTATTTCAATCCAGAACGCCATTCCGTTAACCACTCATAAGGATAAACCTTAACTCCAGTTGTTATGTGTAAATAATAGCATTTTGGGTACATGACGGCTTAGTCATGCGTAAATAATGGCGTTTTTGGTACAAGTCAATAGACAGAAAACGTGAGTGTCCTAAATAAAAGTGTGATAAATGCACAAAGTTCGTATGAGTTTTGTGTATCATAATATACAAACAACGCCACTTTGTAGGATTTGTTTATCATAAAACAGACAAAGTGCTAAACAAAGTCCGAAAGGAGTTTATTAGTACATTACTGCACTCTGATTGCAGAATAACACAAACAGCCCTCATCTCTGAAGGCTGCCTGTGAGCCGAGCATTGGCGCATGCTACCAGTCGGCGGATCTCAAGAAGGTGCGCATTGTCAAGAGGCGTCTCGGATTCAATATATTTATTTTACCACATGATCTTGTGGATTTAGCCTGCCGAAGCAGTGACTAACATAATCCAGATTATTATAATCGTGATTATGCTATGTAGCGATGTTATTCAGCACTCTGAAATTGTTCTTGGTGCTGTAGTATTTCGCACTTCCTATCTCAACATACCCCTGCACCTGGTAAGTGCCTGGCGTAGAAAAGTTGCCGCTCGCGCCAGTGTAATATATTTTGCCATCACTGCCATCGGTGGTAAAAGAAGCCGTGCCAGTAATGACCGTGCCGTCCGGCTTTTTGATGTAGATAGTTTTGGTTGTGGCGGCACTCACATTTACGGCGGTAGTGCCGTCATCTTCATAGATGGTAAGGGTGATAACAGTCCCTACATCCCCAACGTGAATAATATCTGCATTAGTTGTCATAGGTCTTGTAACTCCTCATAAGTAAAGTCAAGCGTGCGGTTCAGGATAGGCGAAAAGTCAAGCGTGCGGTTCATGGTTGCATCAAAGTCAAGCGTGCGGTTCAGGATCACGTCCAGATCATAGTATTCTGCGAAGCCAAAAGAAACTGTGGATATTACTCCCCAGTAATACGTTCCCCAATAGCTGTTGCCCCAGTATGAGCTTGTCTGAATATAATCAGCCATATTACACCGTTATCGTCAAATCGCTTCTGTTTCCATTTGCATCCACCGTTGCCACGATCACATCGCTTGCATCATTGATACCCCTGAAGGTCAAGGTCGTAGTTCCACCGCCTGATAACTTTCCAGCCAAAGCAGATGCAAAGACTGTCAGCAATTGCCTCATGGTGTAAGTGCCAACCACTACTTCGTCAAGGATAGCGTCCACTGCCCCAGCAGTCAGCACCACCCCATCCGTGCCTGTATCTTCAAGGATAGAAGCTGTTTCTGCGCCGAAGTACTTCAGCACGTCAATCGTATCCCCATTCCAGCGATTGCTGTCTACATAATAACTTGATACCCCGACCTCTTTGCCACTATACTTCTCGGCAGTCTGGTGGATAAGCCAGCCCGTAACGCCAGTCGGAAGGGTCGGGGGGGATGTGGCTTCAGGCGTAAATAGCGGATAAGGCAGAGCATATTTATACTGTGCTAACCACCAGTCCGCATCATCTATGCCACCCACATCAAGGTATTGATTTACCCATGACGCCCTGCTATACAAGATAGGATACATACCCGTTCTGGAACGGATAATGTTCATACAATCCCTTGTGGTGCTGGTTATCTTTGACTTTGTATTGCCACCTGCCACCTCTAAGTCAAGGACTAAGCGGTCATGTTTCCAGTCGCCATCCACTATCTTGAAGAGGTTATCCATCTGCTTCGTGGCATCTTCACCAAAGTAGATAACGTGATAAGCCATCCTGCACATACCCTTAGCCCCTGTCCAGTTATGAGTAAACCAGGGGTCGGTATATCCCCAACTCACACCGCTTCTTATAGCGATGAAGTTGCAGGATGCCTTGACTTGCGCCCAATCAGGCGTCTTATTATCTTTAATGTTCCAACGTGAAATGTCAATTCCAAATGCGTTCATAACCAGTAACCCCAGATTTCAAGCTTGACGTCAAAAGTTTCAGTACCACTCGCCACTATTTGATAATAGACATCCCCATTAGCATCGCAAGGAACAATCCCCTGCACATGCCTGTAGGTATCGTTAGCTTGATCGTATGGCTTGTTCACCAATGCCCAGGAATTTGCGGTGTCATTCGGCGAAAAGCCAATATAACAGTTAGATGATGAGCTTGCGCTGTCTTTTGCTCTGACATCAAGAAGCACTGCCTTGATTCCAGCAGGTGCACCGAATACGGCACTCAAATCAATCAGCGTCTTAGGTGTGGTGCTGTGACTATCCCCATCCCAGGCGGTAGAGGTGAGGGGTTTGGTAAGGAATGTCACGCCAGCCCCAAGGTTACTAACCGTGATATATTTTGTTTTGTCAGCGTCAAGCGCCTCGCTGGCATCAACGATCACCAGCATATCATCCTTTGCCGGCGTTGTAAGTGCCGCTAATTCCGATATTTTTACATTTGCCATATAATACTCCTAAGTTACTTCAATCCATTCGCCATTCTCAGTCTTCGCCACCGGTACAATTGGTTGGTAAAGATAGTAAGTTGTCAATATGTCTTGCAAGCCGCCCACAGTTTTGTGTTCTATCTTATTGATTCTGAAGTCATCGCTGATTCCAAAAGTGGGCAGGGAAAGCGTGACCTTATCTTCTAACTCGTGCCCAAATTGTTCTGCCCACCTGCCGCGCATCTGCACTACTGGATAAGGCCGCGCCTGTGATAAGTGATTCAATAAGGAATTGCCAATCAGGTCAATGCGATCTCTGTGGTCTTGACTGGTGGGCATGTCTTCAATATAGGCTTCATTTGTGCTTCCCTTCAAGGTTACAGATAGCCATTGCTGGTCAAGCGTAAAGCTTGAATCACGATATAAACCAGTTGATTCAAAAGTCCAGGTATTGTCTTGCAGTTCCATAGGCCCGCCGTACACGTCAAAGGTTGTGACATATACATCGGTAGAACTGGTATTGGTTGCTTGCATTGTTATATTTTTAAATCCAGGCTCAAATGATCGCTGAACGTATTGAGTCATATTAGCAGTGTCAGTAGATTCAGAAGCGTGCGCCTCTACGTCTATATCCCAAATATAAGTGCAAGTCAGGTCTCTAATATCCTCATATTCATAAGGTCTTGTAATGTTTGTTGTTTTCCCAGATTCGATTTTTACAGGTTTTGGCAAAGATGCGACAAGTCTCCTATAAGCGCCGTGCCAAATATTGTTTGACCCTTTTAACACTACTTCAGACCGCATATTTTCCCAAGGCATTGGCAGGTAAATATTATCCAGTAATATATCTTCGTCAAAAGTGGCAACAGCCGCATCGGTTGATTCAGACAAATAGCCGTAATCGAACTTGCCATCCGCTCTAATCCATGATCGCCCTAATGAAGAAAAGGTTATCATTTCGATTGCACTTTTAGCCGTTCCGTCCCACCACCAATCATTGGGCAGGTTAGAGTCGGTATCGCCAAGCGAATAATTAACTCCCCAGGGATATTTGTTCAATATTACCGCGCCATAACTTATTGTTTCAGAATTGAATACTATTCCGGTCACAAGTATCCTGTTAATCTCGCCTGTAATATCATAGATGGATGTCTGGAACGGAAACCTGTGAAAGTGCCAGTCTGCTAAGAAGCGCCAGCCGTCCTCAACAATCAAGTCCACCGTTTCATTATGCCCATTGACCCTGATGTCAACCAGCGTGCCTGTAAAGACATAATAGGTGTCGTGGCTGTCAACGCTATCATCAGCATCATAAATCACAACCTTGAAAGTCACATTGCGCCCTGGCATGATATGCCCATAAAGCGGGCCAGTCGTATTCCAAGGGTCATAGCGCCCATCATAGTTATCAAGCGTCAAGGTCAATTTGCCTATTTCGTAAGGGCTGAATCCGTTGCCAGAAGGCTGGTAGATTCTTGACCGCCCCCTGCTGCTCGACCACCTCAAAAGCCTGTCCGCTTCCGAGGCATCATACTCGCCGTCACCATTCCAATCAATCGCAAGCACATAATAAAGCACTTCTGTATTGACTTCAAAGGCAAGTATCGGATCACCGCCTTCGGTCGTTAGAACATCAGCATCTTCAGCGTTCAGAATGTAATCTATCAGCGCCATAATTAGCCCCTTATCGCCTGTTTTTGAATTGCATCCCTGATGTAAGGTGCAAGTTCATTTTCTACCCAAACCCTGTCTGCGAGGTTTATCGGCGTATTGATGACCACGTTGATCGTCTCAACCCCACCCCTGCCAGACCTAAGCGCGCTCTTTGCCTCATGGTTGCTCAATATCCTGCCGTCCTGTGAAGGCACAAAGATTTCAGGGCCGATCTCACCCACATAATACGCCTGCTTTCCGAACGCCCCAGCAGCCGCGTGAACAACACCGCCGGAAGCTGTCATGTTAGGATTCTTGCCGCCACCGCCACCTCCGCCACCACTAAGACCGCCAGCACCACCTCCGCCTAATCCTTGTTCTGGTACGCCAATCTGGCTATAGATAACCTGCACCTGTGCCGTGTACATGCGCTCTAAGCCTAAAAGCTGATTCTGTAAAGAATCAATATTCTCTTCGGCGATCTTATAAGAATTCTGCAAGGGCAGGAAGTAGTCATTAAACTTTTCAGCTTCGGTCAGGAATGAATCAGGGTCATTCAGAAGCCGTTCTAACAGCTCTGGCATTTCCATTTCCATCATGAAGTCAACGGCATACTGCGTGCCAGCAAACTCGTCAATCAGTTGCAAGCGCTCCAGCATATCATCGCCTTTAAGCCCTGCATCTTTAAGCCCCTGAACCAGATCACCAGCCACGCCGTTCTTGAAGTCAGTCGCCGCCTTGCCTAAATTCTCATAAGCCTTAGCAAGGTCATTTTCAAGAATACCCCTTTGCTTCTCATATTCCGCAGACAAAGTCTGCAAGGCCGACAGGGCAACTTTGGTGGACGCTTCAGAAGCGCCCATTGCACTTGATATGCCTGCACCTGCGTCAGCGGCGGCCTTTTCAGTGTTGTAAAGTTCTTCTGTCATCATGCCAAGATCAATTCCAGCCGCTTTCATGCCGGCCACAAATTCATCCCAGCTTTCAGTTCCGTTGAACAGCGACATAACTAAATTATCTTGTTCTTGCGCAGTCAAAGGCAACAGTGCTGTTAATATCTCTAATGCCCTCGTGCCTTCTTCAAGCAAAGTTACATCATCAAAGAAATAGAAGCGTTTGCTCATACCAGACATCTCAAATATTTCTTTTTCTGTATAGCCTAATTCTTTCAGCTTTTCTGTTACATCATTTATTTGAGATGTTATTTGTGCAGCCTGTATTCCAGTGTTTAGGGTATCAAAGAACTCTGTTATTAGTGGAATGGCGTTCTTAGCCAACTCGTCTGATATGTAGACCTTTATACTGTCGCCTAAATCTTTTACAGACGCGTCCATTTTCTGGAACGTGCCCATAGTTGTATCAGCCGCGTCACCAACCTTAGTAATCTGCTCTTCAGCCTGTTGTAGAAAGGCTTCTTTGAAAGCCTCATCCGCGCTCATGCCAGCATCTTCAAGCGCCTTCACCTTTTCTTTGAAGCCGTCAACGCTAACACCCAGAGCATCAAAGCGCTTGGTAGTCTGGTTAGTCAGCGTCAAGACAAGCTGGTTCATATTCATACCCAGCGCGCCGGCAACTCTTGTCAATCTAACAACTTCATCATGGGACTTGGCCAGTCCAAGCGCCATAAAGTCGCCAGCTCCAGCCATAAGTTCCATTTCAGAGCGCGTGCCTTTAGTGACTGCTTTTAAATCACTAAGTAAAGAATCACTCGAAGTTCCAACGGTTTCTGCAAGGCGTTCAAATTTTTGACCTGCATAATCAAGAGCAGCACCTTCCTCGCCAAACTCGATTGCCTTTTTGAATACTGCCACAGCGCCACCAATAGCCGCAAGGTAAGGCACTGCGCCCATCTTCAAGGCTTTGAACTGGTCAAGCAAGCCACCAACGGACTTACCGCCTTCAGTGCCGGTATCTTTAGTGGCCTTCTTCAGCGATTCAAGTTCTTTCTTGACCTGATTAAGTTCTTTAGAAGCCTTGTTCTGCGCCTCAATAAGTATTTTTATGCTGTTATCTGCCATGCTTTTTGTCCTTGTTCTGTGCGCTTACGCGTGCATCTCTGTCAACCAGCCAGCGCTGCCACCATTCCTGATTCACGCGCTCTTCAATTTCCATAGCCCTTAGCGGATCGTAACTCGCCGCTTCCAGTATCAGCGCCCACTCTGGAGGGAAGCCAACCCCCTTTTGATAATAGGATTTTAGCTTCCCTCGTTCGTAGGGTTTACCGCGTTCAGCTTGCCAGTCAATAGCGCAAACAGGTCGTTTATCTGTTCCTGCGTGGCATCCATCAAAGCCTCATAAACGGCTTGCGGATCTTCAGGCTCTTTGACGAACTGACTAAGAAACTTGACCATCAGGTCAAATTTAGCCAGCTCGCCCAAGCCCTCTTGCTTCACAGCATCCTGGTATTCTGCTAACTGCCTTGACCGGCGCAAGAAGCCAGGCGTCTTGGCATCAGGCAATTCAAAAACTATTTCAGTCATGTAATCCCTTTCGCCTATGGCAGCACGCCGTCAGCATCGTCATTATGAACTGTGATGTAGCACATCTTTCCAGTTGTGGAATTGTAGCGCCCTCGGAAAGTTCCCACCACAATGTCGTTCCCATCACGCTCGCCGATCTTCTCAAAGTTATCCCACTTGCCAGCAATCTGGATTGTCAGGTAACTTGTAGCGGCCGTAGTGCCTTCAAACTTCAAGGTGATCACCCTGGCAGTACCAGCACGCCAGGCAGCGATTTCAGCAACCGCGCTTGCGTTGTATTCCATGGTGACTGTCAGCGTTACTTCAGGGGTGGTCGGCTTGATAAAACTGAAATACAGCGAACCATCGGCGGTATAGACTTCCTGCCAGCCTGTATTGATACTCACATCTGCGCCAATCAAGGTATTAGAAACCTGCGTTGGTACGGCAATCGGCATGGCTGCCACCGCGTCAATATAGAACTTGCCCTTGCTGAACAGGATTTCCTCAACTGTCGGTATGGTTACAGAAGCGCCCCACTCGTCAGTCGTAACCTGTCGGCCAATGATCTCGGCGCTCATCATCAAAGCACCGCCAGCCTCACCGCTCAAATTGATAGACTTGGCAAAGCCAAACGCAAAGCCCTCAACGTTGATATTATCCCCGCCAACAAAGGTGTAGGTATAAAGGTCGGTTGATTCGGTCATGTCGCTGGTAGCGCAAGGCATGTCATAGACGAACGCCGCGCCGTTGGCGTCAGTGCTGGCAGCCGCGTGTTTAATGCCCATCTCGAACAGGTAGGGCAGCTGCTGGTAAGTGGCTTCAGTCGCGTCCAAAGACAACTGCGCCTCATACCTTGTGAAATAACTCCGGTCTGTGCCGGTTAATATCCCGATGTCTTCAGTCGGGAAAACTTGCTCGCGGTTATCCTGAATTGTGCCAGTACCGCGCCAGGTGGTTGTTGGGTTAACCGCAGTTCCCTGTGTTGATTCCAAACCCATCTGAATTTTACGTGCTGCTTTTATGCCTGTGGCCATAAATCCTCCTCAATATTTTCCGCCAGCTTTTTCTTAGCCTTTGGTTTATTTTCTACATACAAACCTGATGCAATAAGCCAATCTGCGCCACCGCACATTTCAACTTGCTTTGCAGTCAGATCACAAGTCGGCACGCCTACAATAAACGCGCCATTTCCGATATACTTTAGACGTGAAGCCATAAGTCCTCCAGTTCTTTGTCTAATACATTCCCAATATGCAAGGTCGTCCGTTTTATAGTCGTCAACCTCAATAAATTAGCTCTGTCAATCGCCTGTTCAAACGGTCGCTCATCTGGCATAGCAAGCCTGGTATATTCCACCAGGGGAGCAATCCTGCCAGCGTACCCTATCCATTGACAATGATGCCCAGTTGCATAAGCCTTTACGCCTCGCCAGTAAATACGCGCATCCTTTACATCTTTAGCGAAGTCATCATGCCAAGCAATATCCCTGCCAATACTTCTGCAAAAGTCGTGATCTTCCTGCTCGGATATAAACCTGCCAAACTCCAGGCTCTTTTCTTTAGCAGCCCATTTCAAGGTAAAGGTATTGTGGAATTTGAATTGCGTTCTAACAGGCCAACCGCTAACCGTCCCCACGTTTGGAAAGTGTTCTAACAGTTCCATGTGCGCCTTCAGCCAGTTAGGGTAAAAGAACATATCATCGTCACTCACCCCAACAATCGTTTCAGGTGGCAGCATCCGTACAATAGAAGCTCTTGCAATCGATTTCCCAACATTAGGCGATAAGATCAGATAATCAGGCTGGTATTCATACTTTAGCCATTGTGTAAATGAAGGATATGAGCCATTATCCCAAACCAGTATTTGACAATCCATGCCAGCGTTTCTACGCATCATTTCAAGGCAACATTTCACAACCTTCAGACGTTCTTTGTGATAACCGCCAGCAACTGGTAAGTGGGTGATAGCAGATATAACGATCTTGCCATAACCTGCAACCTTCGCGGTCGTGTTTGGATTAGTGCCAGTTCTCACGCAACACCTCTAATCTTTCTTGATTCAACTCGACATAATTCCTGGTTACGATGCTCCAGGCTGTCATTCCTGATAGGGTATAGGCCAACGCTTTCAGGCAGGTAGTAGAAGCCCACCCCACCATTAGCCAGCCTGCGTGCCCACTCGTAATCAGAAGCCACGATGTAACCCTCGTTGAAATAGCCATAATGAATATGTAGAGTCCTGCGCCACATCGGGCACGACCCACAAAAGTAGCGTTCAGCTAATAAGCCTTTGATGTTCTCAACCTTTCCGCCCCTGCCAATCCTGCCGTGATCAAAGCGCCTTTCAGTTATACCCTTGATGGTCAGGTGCTGATCGCTGAACACATAGCCCACATCCGCATTATTATCAAGCACATCTGATAACATTTTGACCCCGCCTTCAAAGAAGCGGTCATCGCTGTTAGATATGACCAGGTAGTCACCGCCAGCGTGTATGATGCCGAAGTTCCACGCCTCGCCAATGGTAGGGATATGTTCAGTCGTCAATACCAAAACTGGATATTTCAAGGCGATCTCATGTTCTCTGCTCCCTTCTAAACAGATAACCACCACTTCAGGTGCAGGCTCTTGCGCAAGCAAGTTCTCAATCCTGCCCTGTAGAAATGGCTCTGCGTAATAAGCAGAAACAAGCGCACTAACTTTCACCTTGTGAACATCCTCAATATGTTGAATCTGGAATTAGGCGGCCAGTTCTCTGTGCTGTAAGTAAATAATTGACGCCAGCCAAAGGCGGTGAATATCTTCTCATAATTACGCGGCCATTGCAGATTGCCGGTTATAAACTCATTCTCTATCGTCAATATGAAGGACTTTGCTTTGCTCGCAATCGTTTCAAACACCCCCTCGCTTTCAGGCGGCAAGTGCATCAATACCCCATGCGTATAGATGCAGTCCACTTCAGGAATGAGAGCATCTTCAATAGCAGAGCAAGTGAGGGATATTCCAGACAAATCAAACGTCTTTTTACCTAACTCAATTGCATCTTGGTTTATCTCTATACCTGCCAGATTAGTAAAACCAGCCTTTTTCAAGCCGGCCAGGTTACGCCCACTGCCACAGCCTAACTCCAAAATACTGGCATGTTTGGGCAGTATCTTTTCAAGTTCGTCAACGAGATCAAACAGGCTTGCGCTGATAACTTCGCATAAAACTCAGGCTCGTACCAGTCAAAGCGATGCTGCTTATCTATCGCGTCAGGATAAGGCCTCCGCCAAAAGTCTTTTATGTCAATTCCTACGCCATTCATACAATCCCTCCAGGTTTCTGTGGTGCTGAAGCATTACGCCATTTTCTAAAGCGTCTAAATCATCGCGCATTGCGTTCAATTTGTAATCAAGTCCTATGAAGTCGTGATACCCCCTGACAGCAGGCTTGATAATCCCCTCGTGCTGTGAATAGCAGTAATTCCAGGTTGGGTCAAGCGGTGGAATACCCATTTGCGCTGTGATGATGTTGAATGCGTTTTGCGACCCAAACTGACTGCCCTGCCTGCCTATCGCCTGCGCTTCCCACGCCTTGATAAAGCGGCGCGTAATCTCGCAATTCCTGATATAAGTTATGCCAATGTTCACGTGCTTGACACGCATCGCATCAAACCTCACTCCCCTAATATCTATGCAGGCTTCCCTTAGATCACGTTCCAAATCCCAGATAATGATGTCAATATCGGCGTTGATAACGAACTCATGCCCCTTGTCTAACGCGCCCTTGATTATGTCAATATCCCTGTAACACTTCTGACCGGTAGTGATACCGCTTGCAGTCAGGTCATTAGGCAAGTAATCCATGTCATGCTTTTTGGCATAGAAGGCGTGCCTATCCCTGGTCAAGTCAATCATCTGCCTGTAATCAGGCGTGAACCAGCTTTGAATCAGAATTGCATCTTGCACAATGCCCCCTTCATCTTGTCAAGGTTCATGGTCATATCTATAACAGGCTTTCCGTCTGTTTCAATGGTGGGTTTTGTCAAGCGTGCAAGGTGTAACATAGACTTCGGGTCAGTGCCAATATTGAATACACCGCTCGCATCTGCCTTTATTAGCTGAACTATCAGATTGACGATCCTATCCACATAATCAAAGTTGCCAACCCTGTCACTCACCGCATCATACGGAAATGGCTTGCCCTTCAAAGCCATGCGCACCATGAGGTAGTGATTGGCCCTTGCCTGGACATAACCATCCGCTAATAGCTTGCTGTAGGCATACCAGTTTTCAGCATGAACAGGAACATCCGTTTCTTTAGCGTAAGGCTTTCTCCCTCGATAAACGCAGTCAGAACTCATGTGAACAAACTTTACTTTGTTTATATTGCACCAGTCCACCAGGTCAATAACTGCCTGCCAGTTAGCAACCCAGTTCATATCGCGGTTGAAATAATCCTTCACATAACCGATGCAGTTGATAATGGTATCGTGCCCGCGCAAGTAAGCATCATAAAGGTCGGTGTATCTAACATCAAAGCCATGGGAAGCGCGTGCTATGCAATCCCAGCCTGTCTGCCGTTGCAACTCACTGCCAACTAAACCGTCCCCAAGTATTAGATATTCCATTTATGCCAGTCTTCTTTCGGGAACACGTTCAAAGCCGTCCCTGGCGTAACGTTGATAATCTGCCTGCCAGCTTGCTCAAACACAGACTTCGCCTTCGTGTAATAACGTTCCACCTCGTAGGTCATGTTAGGCAAGGTTACATTCGTGGTGAGTTCCCGGTCGTAATAAGCGTTCGTGAAGTGATCACCCCTGCCCCTGCTCCAATGGTCAACCCCCACCAGTAGCACCGTTTCCCAGCCAAGATAATAAGCCAACTGTAAATTGACGTAAGTGACAGACCAGCCCTCGCAAGCCTTCGTCTGAAATAGATTCTTACTGAATCCATCCTTGCCAGTTTCAATGCGGAGAACGTTTTTGGGACTAAAGCGATTGAATACCCTTCTACCCAGTATCTTTATACAGGGCATAGCGGCCAGTCTTGCCTCAAAATCCGCCATCAAGCCAATAGGGTCAATCGCTGTGTAGTAGGTAGGGGTGAATCCTTTCAGCAGGTAAATCGCGTTGGACCCAATGCTGGGATATTTATTCAGGAAGTCAAGCGGTACATCTCTCAGGCTCGGGCCGTTGCCAATCACTAAGCCGATGT